GTCTCCATGCCGCGGTTCCATTGATCATTTAATGCTTCAATGCGTGACTGCAGAAGCTCTGCCCCTTCCTTGATGGAGTCCTTTAGTTGCTTGGGACTGTTCGCGGCCTTGAATCTTGTGGCCCATGCTTCGGCCTCGTGGGTCGAGGCTCCGGTCCCACCGCGGAAGGACTTCATCAACTCTTCTGCGACCGCTATTCGCGCGGTCTCGAAGTTCGTCACCTCCGGATGTCCGCCCTGTGTGCGCAGCCAGTTCACCATCGAGTTCCAGGCGGGAACATTGCCGTTCCCCAGGGCATCGACGTCTTGCGACAATCGTCCCATGTGGCCGATCGCGGTATTCAACGACGTGACGTTCCTTGCCTCTGGGCCTGCAAAGAATGCGTCGCGGAGTTTTTGCCGCGAGTGATAGATCGTCTCGTCGTAGCCCTGTCTATATTGAGCGGCAGCGTTGGTGATCTTTTCGCGGTATCCGCCAGTCCTCGAAAGGCTTGCCGGATTTTTCTCGTAATCACCCACCAGTCGAACGATGTTGCGATCCTGCGGCGGCAGGCTATTGAGAAAATCTTGTCCGGTCTTTGACCAGTCCCCCGGCAGAGGATTTTCCGCTGCGGCCTGTTTCGCCTCGAGCGCTTCTTGTTTCCTCTCAGCGATATCGACCCTTTTCTGCTCAACACCAGCTTTGTGCTCGGCCTCTGCTGCTTGCCGGCGTTCTTTCACTGCTTTTCCGTGCTCGTCCTGGGCTTTCGTCGAATAGCTTAGAAGACCCTTAGCCTGTTCATAGTCGAAGTTTTCAGGCACCGCTGCGATCTGCTTCTCATTAAAAAGAGGGTTCCCTTGCGAGTCGACCTGCTTGCTCATGCCTTGTCGGAAAATGTTGTACTGATTTCTCGCGTGTTCATTGGCGAAGACCCGTGCGTCCTTGTCGTTCGCACCGGGGTTATTCTTCATATATTCATCATACGAATCCTCGTAGGCCTCGATGGCAATCCGGCCACCGCTCGCCATGTAATCCAAACGTGAGGTCGTATCGGTGTGTGCGTCCTTTACTTTTTGCTCCTGCAACTTATCGATGCGCTCTTGGGCAAGCAACTGATGGTACTTTTGGGTCTCGGCAAATTCCTGCGAGGCCCGCACCTGGCCCATCATCTGCATGCCGAGCTGCGGGTTATAGGCAGAGACCTTCTGCGCCGCCTGGGTCTGGCCCTCGGGGGTGGACAGGTCCGAGGACTGCATGACGTCCTGTACGGCAGCCTGATTGCGCTGCTGGCGGAACGCTTCACCGAGCGTAAAGCCCTTTTGCATGCCGCCGAAAATATCGGCTTGCTGCAGCGTGTAATTGGGAACGTCGGGACCGGGCAGCGCCATGATCGTTATCCGTACGCCGGACCGCCGCCCACGTCATAGCCGCTATACATGGGCTGACCGCCGACGCTGTAATTGGGGTTCCATGTTCCTGTCGATGGTGTAGAACTGGGCAGCTTGTTATAGAACGAACTCAAAAACCCAGGCATACCTGCGAGGTTCTGGTACATCTGCTGCTGCGCGGCCCCTTGGCCGAGGATCCCCCCGGCTGCCGCGTTCGCCATACCGATCTGCGCCCCGCCGATGTTGGCGGCAGTGTTCTGTCCGACGTTCACCCCTACGTTGGTCGCTCCGGTGCCGATTCCAGTTATGCCCATAAGTTGATTGAACTGCTGCTGCTTTTGCGCCATGTCCTCTTGGAACGCGGTGTCGTAGCGGGTGCCGGCCAGGCCCTCGGCGTAATTGATGAGGTCCTTCTGCGTGTTCGGAGACATCAAGGTCCCGCCTGCAGCGGCTTTGTTCCCGAGGGCTTCCAACCCCTGCTGCAGCTGGAACTGGTAGCCTGGGGTCTGGGCCAGGTTCGCCCCGGTAAAGGGGGTCATGAGGCTGCCAAAGCCACCACCGGGCTGTCCTGCGGCCCCAGGCGCCCCGCCTGCCGTAGCGATGCCGGCAGAGGCTGGGCCGACCGTTCCCGGTGCGCCCCCTGGCTGGCCCGCCTGCGCAGGGGTTTTCAACGCCGAGGCCGGTTGCCCCATCAGCGCGGACAATTGCTCGATCGGCATCTGCCCGGCAATGTACTGGCTATAGAGGGCCTGCATATCCCCAGGAGCGGTGGCGTGTCCGAGTTCGAACTTGTTCACCCCGGCCATGAAGTCGTTCTGCGTGAACGGTTGCCCGGTTGCCGGGTTGAGCGGAATGTTCGCCTGCTTCGGAGTCGAAGGGTTCTGCGTGGCCGACTGATATCCGGGCAATCCCATCATGAAGCCCAGTTCCCCCGCACCGGCAGTGCCAAGCGCTGAATAGGGTGCAAGCTGCTGCTGCGCCTGCTGCTGCGCGAGGATCTGACCCTGCATCGCCTGCTGCTGGCCCATCTGCGATTGCTGCGCGGCGGCTTTTGACGCTTGGCCCGCCTGATTTGCGCCATAGATTGAAGCGCCCCCGGCAATAGCGCCTGCGCCGATCGTTGCGGTCGCCGCCCAGGTCATAGTGCTGCCTCCTTGTGCTCGAGCGCGACGAGCTTGTTTCGTGCATCAAAGAGCCGTAAGTCTTCGGCCACAATGAGATCGCGTTCGATCTCGTCGAGGTCCGTTTTATTAGTGTGGTGGCAGGTCATCGCAACGCAATCGGTGAGCGCTACCCCGATGCGCTTCGCGCCAGACTGGCCGACGATGACGTCCCCTGCATTTAATGTCCGCATCCCGGTGTCGGTCCAGAGATATGTCGACCCAGCGAGGACCGCGAAGATGTGAGACTTCGCTTGAATCTTTCCGGTATAGACAACGCCTGCTGGAATGCGGCAGATGCGGGTATAGAGACCCTCCGCAAACAGGTGCTCGGTCTCTAGCTCCACTTGCGGCAGCTTCGCAAGCTCAGACTGTACGGTCATGATCTGAGCGAGGTCGGGAACGTGCGGATTGATGATCGCGTTCATACCCCGGTCCCGGTTGCATCGACCCAGCCTGAGTTCGCAGCGTTGCGCCAGATCGGCTTACCTAAGCTCGAGTCAAAGTATTGCTGCCCAGCGTAGAGCCCAGCGGTGGGGCGATTTGCCGTTGTGTCGACCAGTTGCGCGTTGAAAAGGATGCGATAGGCTTGCTGGATCCAGCTCGCGAACCATGTCACAGGTAGCCCCTTTTGCGTGACGAGGATCCCCGGTGTGGGCCGATCGATCTGAGATACCTTTGCAACCATCAGCCCTTCCCCTGGACAGGCGAATAGGCGCCGTTATTGATGGAGAAGACCACCGGATCGGTCATCTTCCACTTAAATACGAAGTCCCGACCCGACCCGATCCTGCGCCAGGTGGGCCGCGGGCCGAGGTACTGACCCACGGCGCCGATCGACACCCAGCGCTCGTTGCCGAATGTGCGGCCGCCGTCTTTGGATATGGCGAGCATGATCTGCGGGTTCGATCCCTGTCCGGACTGCAAGCCGACACCGGTTTCCATATTGAGAACGATCTCTGAGATCCCGAGCATATTTTCATCGTCGAACACGTGGCGGGTCTGCAAGAGCCGCTGAATCGGGGCGCCGTCCTCGGTCGGGGCCTCGTCGTTGACTTGATAGATGGTGCCCGTCTTGGAACTTCCCATGTAGGTATTGTTTTGAAACGATGCCGCGCAGGCTCCCAAGTGGCGGATCGGAGCATCCGAGATGCCGGACTGCGCTTCGCTCCACAGCTGCGCCGTGCCGTCATACAGAAATGACCGGTTGGCAGTCGGGAAGGTCAGTTGATAGAAGTAGTGACCGCGCACGGCATAGGTAAGTCCTTGCGCATCGTTGATGGTGGTGCCGCCAAGGGCAATGTCTTCAATGATGTCGTCGATATCGGCACTGGAGATCGGTTTCGGGTCAAAGCCATCCAGCAGGAACACGCGATACAGCCCGTCTTTGGTGCGTCCAAGAAAGGCAATGGAGTTCATAAAGTACGAGGGCGAATTGACCGCAACGAGCCCGACATCCTGCGTGGCGGAAACTATCGGTCCATAGGGGAATCCGGCTGTTCCGAAGTCCTGCCAGAATTCGATAGAAGCAGAGCCGAAGAGCACAATGAGGCCATGCAGGACAGCAATGCGCACCAGAGGGTCAGGGTTTGATTGAGCAATTCCAAGGTCGGTAGCGCTCCAGGTGGTTCCGTCATTGGCTGCGGATTTCTGAAATTGACCGTTGACTGCTGGGGTGTTGACGAGGAAATAGGAATCGTTGAAGACGCAGGAGGTTGCAGTCTGCGGGAAATTGGCTGATGCAATCGTCGTGAGCGCACCGCCTGAAAGGGGATAGGTATAGCCATGTGTGCCATCCAGAACGAGAAGCTGCGTGCCGTTGTCGATCATCGGGACGGCAGATGATGCGGCATTGATGGTGCCGATCAGGCTGGCGGTTCCTGCCGCGTTGATGGAGTACAGACCATTGCCTGAAGCCGCGAACAGAGCAAGGCCCGTGGAGGCCGCATACAGCGAGCGCACCGAGACCCCTGAGAGCGAGACGAACTTCACCAGGCCCGGAGTCCCGTAGATTGAGTAGGCGGTTTTGTCCTTGTCCTTCTTCGGATAAAAGAAGCAGTTCACTCTGCGCTGCGTTGTGGATGAGCGCAGATCCACCAGGGTTGAATCTCCGAACAGTTGCAGATTCTTGAAGCGAGCCACTTATTCAACTCCGGGCTGAAAGTACATGGTGGTGGTCTCGGCATCCTTCTGGCGGGCAAAGGCAAGGGATTCCTGCAGATTGCCTTCCATGTCCTGCGTCCAAGGGACGTTAAACATGGGCGCGATTTCCTTCGAGGTTCCCCATTCGATCGGGCGGATCCATTCATCCGGAAATTCCGGACTGTCAGTTGTGTTCACCAGGGTCTGCACCGGTTCGCGGAACCAGATGACGGCATACTTGGACACATCGGACGCACCGTAGACTTCAAAAAACCAGTTAGAGCCCGCGATCTGATACTCGAAGTAGGCAAAATACGGATCGGAGATGAACTGCGACTGCGCCTTCGAGGGTTGCATGGCGTAGTCCTGGACGTTCATAAAGCGGCCCGGAACGTCGGCCCCCGCTTGATCACGCAAGCACCAGGCGTCGACCGCCAGCGGGTTCTGTGCGTTCGCTTGGTAGGCAAAGACCTGCGCGGCGTTGGCAACACCGGCCGGCAAGGAGGCGGCGAGCGTAATCACGTTGCCGGCCACGTTTGTCACGGTTGTCCAGAAGAGGTCCGCGAGGGCCGTCAAGATCCCCACGTTGAACCCGTTTACGATGGTGGTCGTTACCCCTGAGTTGGTCTGCGTGATGGTCTGCAGCGTGAGGGTGGTCGCCCCGGTAATAGCCGAGGCAGAAGTGTTGGTATCGATCAGGTTTTGGACGAGAGTCCAGTGGCTATTAGGGGCGACCGTGGGACCGAGCACGTAGTTATTGACCGCAGCCCCGAGCATGAGGGCGCCGACCCGACGGGTCCACATCTTCAAGCCCGGAGCAAAATCGGTTTTGCCTTGCCACTGCTTGATGAGGGCATTCATTTTGTAAGTGACGTCGGTAAACTCCTGTGAGCTGGGAGTCTCGGCTTCACCCAATTTCCCAATGTTCAACATCGCATGGCGCACGAGGTCGGTCAGCGTGGTGGTGATGCTATAGACGCCAGAGGTCGCCATTTAAGCTGCCTCACGCTCACGGTTAGCAAAGGCGGCTTTGACCGCGTCCCAGACGGTGTCGGCCTCAATCGACCACTGGCACATGGCGGTTCCGGACTCCTCGTGCTTGCGGCAGTTAGTCCAGGTGTAATGCAGCATGTGACAGGGATAGCAGTCGACCTGCTTCACATCGGGAGCGATGGCTTGCGTGTTCACCCAGTCGCGCGTGAGGTTCTCGTGTGATGAGTGCGAAAGCAGGCAGATTTTTGCGATGCTGGGGATGCAGGAGACTGAATTGAGCAGTCCGGTCTCCGGGCCGATGACAAGGTCGGCTGCCAGTTTCGCAAAGGCAAGGGATTCGCGGATCGACCACTTGCCGCAGGTTTTCAGGACGCGCTGCTCATTCTCCCAGCCGGCCTGCAGGATCACGCAATCGTTCCCACCGACAAGGACGACCTTCGCATCGCGGTAGGTCAGCAGAATACGAGCGATGATGGTGTCCATCCCCGCCCAAGTTTTGTGAACGGAGGACCCTGCGGTCGCCCAGACAATCACCTCTCCGTGTCCCATCTTGCGCCGCATGTAGCGCACCCACTGCCGCTCGTCTTCCGTCTCGTAGAACATGACGTGCGGCACGTGCGGGACTTGCGCAACAGAGTGGGCGAACTCGAGATAGTTGTAATTCATAAACTGATGCCGCACCGCCTTGGGCCACTGCGTCTGGATGCGGTCGTGCATGGCAAGGAAGCTGCCCTCGATCGACTCCGACAGATTCACCCAGCGGTCGTACTTCGGTTTCTCGTTCGCCCAGAACTCGCCCAGGTTGCCGTTCGGCACCTGGTCTTTGTCCTGCATGTAGATGCGGTCGATATTCGGGTCGTGCAGGACGACGTCCGACCCCGGTGGGGATGAATAAAGGGTGGTGTGGAACCCTTGCGCCTTCAGGCCGGCGAGGACCGAGCTTGCGATGAGCAGGTCCCCGAATGCTCCGTAACGGATAACCCCTGCGGTCTTTTGAGGGCGAGGCGAACGAGCCGAGAACAGGCGCGTTCTTTTGGTCGGAAGCTTTTTGTAAACCTGGAAGAACGAGTATTCTCGACCCAGATTACGTTCTTCGTTACGCACCAGGTCCCAGCCATCGGCTGCCTCCATCATGGCGCTGACGATGTCCTCGGGCGCAAAATCGTGCTTATGGTCCGGGTTCGCGCCCTTCTGGCCGATGTTAGGATAAAAGGCCTTGTGCGGAAGGTAGAGAACGAGATGCCCGCCGACCTTGATGACGCGCCACCACTCGCGCAGCGCCTTACGATAGTCTTCGATATGCTCAAGACAATGGGAGGAAAATACCGCGTCAACGCTTTCCGTTGCGAATACATTGAGCCGCTCGACGGTTGGGAGATAAACATCTGGCCTGACCGGGATGCCGAAAGCGGCCTGGTGGTGTCCGTTATCAACCCCGATAAAATGTGGGAAAGCTTTCTGCGATCCGGAACCGAGGTCAAGGACTAGGCCGCGGGTATAGGGGACGATCTCCCAACGGATCTTTGCCGCCTCGTCGCCCTGCGGGTCAGTTACGCGCCAGACCATAGAAATACCTTTTGCTCTGGCACTGTTATACCGTTCTCGAACAATTGGCTTTGACGCTGGGCATCTTCAATGCGGCGGCAGGCAATGTCGAAATAACGCTGGTCGCGTTCAATGCCAGTGAACGTGCACCCCATACGCACCGCTGCGACGCCAGTTGTCCCGCTGCCCATGAACCCGTCAAGGACCGTGCGCGGTGTGCCCGCCTGCGTGATACACCACGCCATAAGAGCAACAGGTTTTTGCGTTGGGTGTTCGCGTGGCTCCTTGTCCGTCATGTTTTCCTGCAACATGCCCGCCCAGCGCCAACGAAAGCGGCGAACCGCTGCGTCAAGATTTGTCCATGCAAGTTCACAGTCTGCATAGCCGTTGTTTCCGTTTTCCTTGTCCCACACGAGCCAACATGACGACGGGGGAAGCGCAAAAAAATTGCCGCCCCACAGAATCGCGTGCTTGCCAGCTGCAATGGTCAATGCAAGCGTCTGTTCATCTGGTGGCGATGCGTCCCAGTCGCCGATGCCGTAGTCGCGCGATGGTGCGAGCGCAGCGCCGTGTTGCTTGTTCGCGCGAAGGTTGCGATCGGCACCGATCCCATACGGCGGATCAGTTACTACGACATCAACCTTTGAAAGCGTAGGCAATATCTCTCGGCAATCCCCTAAGTAAAGGGTAGCCTCGCCAATGCGAACTTTATTCAACGGTGCCAGTCCCCAGCTCACCGGGTGCGCCTGCGCTTATGGGCAGCGTGCGGCTCATCGGGATGATCGGGCGCCTGTTCATCGCTCGGGGCCTCTTGGTGCTCGTAATGCGTGACCTGCGCGACATCCGAGGGCGGCACAGCGATGGTCAGGAGGTCTCCGTTCATATTGAAGATGTTCCCGTCCTGCTCGAGGCGAACCGATCCGAAGGCGTCGTGGACCTCGCTATAGGGCCGACTGCGGTCAAGAACTGGATCTTTCATTCGCGGTCCAGATAGTTATTACGCTCGACAAACCCGTCGTACTCGTCGTGCGCATCGTTTGAGCCGCGCGGCGTGCCGTAGAACAGGTCGACGTGCTGCCCGGTGTACTGATCATCGGTTGCCACCATTGGACAGTGCGTGAACCCGTCCTTTAGCGATTGTGCGGTGGCCACGTAGTCCGATACATCGGTTTCCCCGGCAATCCTCGAGAGCGAAATTTGATGATTCTCGATGCACGGTTCCCGAATTTCGGTGGGCGGGATAATGTTCCTACGTTGAACCACCACCCCCTCGAGGTCCATCGTGGTAGGAACAAGACCCTGTGCGTTGTTATTGACGATCCTTTTGTGATAGACGCCTTTGCGCTCGCCCGCATCGGCAAGGCCTCCCGGTGTTTTCTCGGAAGGAAAGACCCATTCTTGGCCGTCCTCATCGTCGTAGCGTGGAATCGATACCTGGAACTTCTCTTGTCTAATCGGCATAGCTAGCCGCGGGGAGTTCTTAGCCCCCCGCGTTCCTTATGTCACTCCGGGATGTCGCGGACGGGAAAAGCTCCATCACCCGGATAGCCGATGGCGGTTACCGTTTTGAGGGGCATCTCATAGATCGCCGCGTAGTTCTGGTCGTTGATGTCTTGCCCCGGTGGTAACTGG